CGTTATAAATATATTATATCTTCCTGGAACTATGGAATTGAGTTGGAAGACCTGTTTGGAATGCCTGTTGAATATTGTGTCGTGGAACTGGAGCGTCGAATATTAGAGGCACTGTTACAGGATAACAGGATAACAGCAGTCAATGGATTTGAATTTGATACTGAAAGCGAGAGAGGAACAATTCTGATTAAGAAGTTCATTGCAGAAACAGTATTTGGAGAAATTCAGATTAATGACGGGCTGTCAGTAGCGATAATCTAGGAAAGGAGGTAGATGCATGTTTGAGGTAATAACATACGAACAGATAATGGAGCGGATGCTGGTAAGAGTTCCAAATAATCTTGATAAGCGTGAAGGTTCAGTCATATGGGATGCATTAGCTCCTGCAGCAATGGAACTGGAAAGCCTATATTTTGTTCTACAGGATTTTATAAAAGAAACATTTGGGGACACGGCTAGCAGGCCGAATCTGATAAGAAGGGCAAGTGAAAGAGGGATAATACCTTACAGGGCAAGTAAAGCGGTATTGAAAGGTGTTTTTGACATAGAAATACCACTGGGTAGCAGATTTAATTTGGACGAGCTGAACTATACAGTCACAAAATTTATACAGCATAACACAGGAACTGGATTATACGAATATCAGGTTGAATGCGAAAATCCTGGAAGGGACGGAGGAAGAAAAACAGGAAATATAATCCCGATTGATTATATAAACGGGTTAGGTAGGGCTGAAATAACGGAACTTTTAATTCCTGGACAGGATGAAGAAGAGACAGAAAAGTTACGGCAACGGTACTTTGACAGTTTTAACATGAAAGCATACGGAGGGAACATATCTGATTATAAACTTAAAGTGCATGAAATTGAGGGTGTGGGAGCTGTTAAAGTAACTCCGGTATGGAATGGTGGCGGAACGGTTTTATTAACCGTACTTGACAGTGATTTTAATCAGGCAAGCCCTACTCTGATTAAAAAAGTACAGGACACAATGGATCCGACTAAAGATGCAAGAGGCCTCGGGGTTGCACCAATAGGTCATATCGTCACAGTACAGGGTACAAGCAATGTTGCAATTAACATACACACAAACATCACTTTCGAGCCTAATTTTTCATGGCCACTTGTAAAATTGAAGGTCGAGGAAGTGGTAAAGAACTACTTGCTTGAACTGAGAAAAACATGGGCATTGAAAAATGAAAAAGTGAGTAATAATTTGGTTGTAAGGGTGTCACGTATAGAAGCAAAAATACTAGACATAAATGGGATTTTGGACATTCAGAACACAACAATTAACGGGAGTCCTAACAATTTACAATTGACCGAATATCAGATTCCTGTGTGGGGAGGTATCACAGTATGACGATTTTAGAAAATATTAACGTCAACCTGCTGTCATACATCCCTCAGTTTATGCAGGAGTACAGGGAAATAAGGAGCATAATGGCAAGTGAGGAACCTGAACTGAGGTTATTGTGGGAACTGCTTAGGAAAGTATTTAATAATCAGTTTATACAGTACTGTGACGAGGATGGGATAAGCAAATTCGAGGAAATGCTGGGGTTACACAGATACGAAAATGATACGCTGGAAATCAGGATTTTTAGAGTTTTAACATACTGGAACGATCAGATACCTTACACATGGAGAGTTTTAGTAAACAGAATGGACCAGCTATGTGGTGCTGGAAACTACGAACTGAGACCAAATTTTAATGCATATGAGCTTGGAATTACTACGAAGTTTGACGATGCAAAAAAATATGATGAGCTGAATAATATGCTTAAGACAATACTGCCCGCAAACTTAGGATTTAACAGTATTAATATACTTACTCCGAAAGTTGTTAATACGCTGTATGTTTCTGTTGGAGCCGTGACAAACATAAACACATTAATCGAGATAGGAGGATAGAAATGGCAAGTATAAAAAGAACAGGAATAACTGACAAAGGAAAAGATTTGATAACTAGAGAAATTGCAGGAATAACGGAGTTGACATTTACGAAGATATCTGCATCAAGCAATAAACTAGCTGATACAGTAAACCTTGAAACGCTTATTAATATTGATGAAGTAAAACAGACGGTGAATGTCAGTAAAGTTGAGAAAATGGGAACATCGCAGATTAAAGTGACAGCCACGTTCAACAACTCAGGACTTATGAATGGTTACGGTATGGAAACTTTGGGAATCTATGCAAAGGATACAGCAGGAACAGAAGTTCTTTTTGCAGTTACCGTTGCAGGTACTGCTGACTTCATGCCTGCAACAAACGGAATTAATTTGAGTACAGTGACAGTGGAACTTATATTCAATTTGAGTAATACCGATAATGTTTCATTATCTGTTGACGCCGCGGCACTTGTGACCGTAGGGATGTTCAATTCTTTTAAGTCAGAAGTTAATAATGATTATGTAAAATACACTGATTTAGCGGAAGAAAATAAAGCAGGGATAATTACTTATGCAAAAATTAAAGAAATAGCACCAAAGCCTGACTTGTCGCCTTATATTCCATTTAGTAAAGGGTATAGGGTAGATAATAATGTTGATTGGGTTTTAAGGGCGAATAAAAGTGAGACATGGATGCCACACCAAATACATATGTATGATGCTACAGTGAAATATGTTGGATCATTTCACGCGAACGGAGGACGTGCATACTATAAAGTTCCAAATCGGAATGGTGGCAACTGGTGCGAAATCATGGATAATTTTGATATGGCGGCAAGAGATCAGAGAATGGATCAGATGAATACTGACAGAAGCAACTTATGGAATCATGCAAATAACATAAATGGGAGATTTAACTGGGCGAATACTTACAACAGCAACAGTTATATAGCTCCTGGCGGAAGTATTGCGGCTGTTCCCGCGAACTGGAATGAAATAGTCATCTACTACAAAGTTGGGAGTGACGCCATGAGAGGAACTGTTACTTTTGTGAAAGGCGGACATGCTTTTGTTCATAACAATGGCGGGCTACATATTGAACTGCGTGGGACGGTTATTCATTCTGTCGGTGCAAATACAGGAACAGTAATGCAAGTATGGGTCAGAGTGTAGGAGGTAGCATGGAAATTATATTGTGGATAGATAAGTTAACAGGGCAATTTTTTAAAATGGATGGAAAGCCCTCTTTAAAAGACGATGTCGAAAATTTTGATTGTATTGAAGTGGATGAAGAAGCTTTTAACAAATATGAGAAAATGAAAGCTGAAGGACATATATTAGTCTGTAAAGCAGGAAAAATTGAAATTCAGAAAGAAATTTTTGACAGAAAGCTGAAAATAGAAGAAATAAAAAAGGAACTCTATGAGTTAAGGCTAGAATATGACGTAGCTCCGTTTGAGTTCGAAGTTAAAGGCGTGAAATACTTGCAAAATAACCGTAGTATAGACCAGTCTAACCTGACTAGAATAGTAGTAATGTGTCAGGCTATGAAAAAAACAGAATTTGAAAACTGGAAATTTTACACAAAAGACGGTAGCGAAAAGTACGTGAATCTGACATTACAGGACATGATGAAAATGGCAAATATAATGCAGTTGCATACTACAAAAGCTATGACAACAGAAACGTTGCTGTCGCATAATTTAGAAAATTTAACAGATAAAGAGCTTAAAGAATATGATGCGAAAGATAGATACGAAAAAGCTTACAAAAATATGTAGATTAATCGCGAGATTTTAACACGATTAATCTCACGATTAGAAGAGGAGGTAGTATGCTTGAAAAAGACAAGCTGTATATATCATTTCATAAGCCCCGCGGTGTAGTGGGGTTTTTAATTTCCGCCTGGACGCTAGGTGAATATAGCCATTGTGAATTTGTGTATAATGGAAATATATATCTAGCAAATCCAGGGGGAGTCAGGGATGGAAAATTTAAATATAAGAAAAATATAGATTTATTTGAGTTAGATAATAATATATGGGCATCTGATGTGATAGACTTTTTTAATGCTAACAAGGGTAAAGGGTATGACTATAAAGCAATAGTTGGAAGTCAATTTGCATGGTTTCTTAATGCTCAGGACAATGAGAAATTCTTCTGTAGCGAGTTCTGTCTAAATGCTATTGATTACGCATTACAATTCACATTGACATACAAAGGACAAACATTGGAGAAGAAAGGATATCATAAATTTAATCCAACACGTTTGTTTAAATATCTAAAAAAAATGGAATTAATAAAAGAAAAGGAAGTGTTATAAATGAATATAGAAAAACTTATATGTACAGAAATTGAATTTGATAACAAAAAATACAAAGTGATTGGGGTGAATTTTGAAAAAGATAACATAATACTGAATGTAGAAGAAATAAAAGAAGAGAAAACAACTGAAAATGAAGGTATAAAACCTGTTTATTCTTTCAGTCAGACAAGCTTAGATAAAATGTTAAAAGTACATCCGAAACTTGTTGAGGTCATGAAAGAAGCTATTAAAAACAGTCCATTTGATTTTAGAATTACAGACGGAGCTAGAACAGCAGAGGAACAATTTGCTTTGTATCAAAAAGGCAGAACTAAACCTGGTCCGAAAGTTACAAATTGTGATGGTTACAAGTCAAAATCTAACCATCAAATTAAATCAGACGGCTTTGGTCATGCGGTGGATATTTTTCCTTGTGGGATTTTAGAAAATGGAGTTTACAGAAAATTCACGTCTGATGAAGGATATGATGATAAAAAATTAAAAATTATATCTGAGCATATCTTAAAGATAGCGAAAGAAAAAGGAGTAAATGTTGAGTGGGGTGGAAACTGGAAAATGCACGATACACCTCACTTTGAAATAAAATAAAACTTGTATATTTAGCCTACACGGAAAAGCTCATTTGACAGAATAAAATTCAAATTTGAGCCTGTCAGATGGCTTAAAATATAAAATAAAAGAGAGGATGATGTAAAATGACAGAAGCAATGGTAAAAATGTATGTTATCAACAAAATAGGAGAACTTGCAAAAACTTCAATATACAGAAGTGAGATAGTAAATGCAGGAAAAGCAGGATTTGAAAAATTTGAGGCTGTTGTAAATAATTTCTGGGATAAGGCAGAGGAATACATTATAAAAGAAAAAGAAATTGATAGAAAATGGATTCCTGATGTCGTAGAAAAATTTGGAGAAGAAGCAATACATAAAGCTGTTAAAATATTAAGAGTGGAACTTGATCCAAGAAAACTTGTACAGGATATATTCAACATTGAAAAGAAAGAAAATCCTGCTGTGCTGTAGCAACTAAGGAGGAAAACTTGTGGGAATTAACTTTAATGAAGTGAAAGCTATTGTTGAGTTAGGTATAATGAGCGTTATAAGCTATATATATATCACACAGCAGAAAAAGCTTTTTGAGCAGCAGGAGAAAGTTATATCAGTCTTAGCAAAACTTGAAAATCAGCTGAATAATGATATGTTGCGAGGGAAAGGATTAGAAATATCTCTCGTACTTAAAATTCAGGATCTGAGATGGAGCATACAAAAAAGAGTTATCAAATACATAAAAAATAATCACATAAAAGAAAATTGGGTTATCATTAACAAAGAAATTGACACATTTTTTAATGTGAAATTGATAGACTTTGAAACGGAAATGCATGATGTAATAGATGATATTACTTTTAAAATAATTTATGATATTCTGAAAAAAGAATTTATTGAGACAAAAAATATTCTCACTAATATTCTCTCAGATTTAAAAGATGATGGAGCTACTGAAAAAGAATTATATGAACGAGCAATAAGAACTGTAGAAGCACATATGCAGACAATAGAAAATGAGCTTGTTGCAAAGATAAAAGAGTTGATAAATTAGGGCAGTCTTTACGACTGTCCTCTTTTTTTATTGACAAAAAATAAAATGATAGTATAATTTTATAAAACAGTAAAAAAGGAAAATAATTTTAAAACAGGAATTATAAAGAATAATAGTTGTAAATTTGGGGACAATTTGGGGACAAAATATAAAAAAAGATAATAAAAATTGTTTTTTTGTAAAAATGAAGTCAATAAAAATAACTATTGGAAGGGGATAATAATATTATT